CCTTTAAAACCGCGATGTTCGAGTTGAACGAAGCGTCGCCGCCTACGAATAAACGTTTGTTCAGCGACGTATCGTTGATCACGGTCAGATTCGAGTTGAAAGAAGCGTCGCCAAGGACAAAGAGCTTTTTATTTGCCGATACATTCGCATTGAAAGATGCGTCGCCGTTTACAAATAAGCGCTGGTTGAGAGATGTGTCCTTCAAAACCGCGATGTTCGAGTTGAATGAAGCGTCACCGCCCACGAACAAACGTTTGTTCAGCGACGTATCGTTGATCACGGTCAGATTCGAGTTGAAAGAAGCGTCGCCAAGGACAAAGAGTTTTTGGTTCGCCGATACATTCGCATTGAAAGATGCGTCGCCGTTTACAAATAAGCGCTGGTTGAGAGATGTGTCCTTTAAAACCGCGATGTTCGAGTTGAATGAGGCGTCACCGCCCACGAACAAACGTTTGTTCAGCGACGTATCGTTAATGACCGCGATATTCGCATTGAAAGACGCGTCGCCAAGGACAAAGAGCTTTTTATTTGCCGATACATTCGCATTGAAAGAGGCGTCGCCATTCACGAATAAGCGCTGATTAAGAGATGTGTCCTTTAAAACCGCGATGTTCGAGTTGAATGAGGCATCGCCAAGGACAAAGAGCTTTTGGTTTGCTGAAATATTCGAATTGAATGACGCGTCGCCATTCACGAATAAGCGCTGATTAAGAGAGGTGTCCTTTAAAACCGCGATGTTCGAGTTGAATGAGGCGTCGCCTTGTACAAATAGGCGCATGTTGAGTGACGTGTCTTTCATCACGGTGAGATTCGAATTGAATGAGGCGTCGCCCTGCACGAATAACCGCTGATTCAGCGAAGTATCTTTCATCACTGTAATATTCGAGTTGAACGATGCGTCACCGATTACGAATAGCTTTTGATTCGCAGAAACGTTTGCATTGAATGATGCATCGCCATTCACGAATAAACGTTGGTTGAGCGATGTGTCTTTGATCACCGTCAAATTCGAGTTGAGTGAGGCATCTCCTTGTACAAATAAGCGCATGTTGAGCGATGTGTCCTTCATCACGGTGAGATTCGAGTTCAGTGAGGCATCTCCTTGTACAAATAAGCGCTGGTTGAGCGATGTGTCCTTCATCACGGTGAGATTCGAGTTCAGGGATGCGTCGCCTTGTACAAATAGGCGCATGTTGAGTGATGTGTCCTTCATAACGGTGAGATTCGAATTCAGCGAAGCATCTTGTTGCACAAATAGACGCTGGTTGAGCGAAGTGTCCTTCATCACTGTAAGATTCGAGTTCAGAGATGCGTCGCCTTTTACGAACAAGCGCTGGTTAAGCGAAGTATCCTTCATCACTGTAAGATTCGAGTTCAGAGATGCGTCGCCTTCCACAAACAAACGTTGGTTAAGCGAAGTGTCCTTCATCACTGTAAGATTCGAGTTCAGAGATGCGTCGCCTTGCACGAACAAACGTTGGTTAAGCGAAGTGTCCAGCATCACGGTGAGATTCGAGTTCAGAGATGCGTCGCCTTTTACAAACAAGCGATTGTTTAAGGAGGTGTCCAGCATCACGGTGAGATTCGAGTTCAGAGATGCGTCGCCTTGCACGAACAAACGTTGGTTGAGCGAAGTGTCCTTCATCACTGTAAGATTCGAGTTCAGAGATGCGTCGCCTTGCACGAACAAACGTTGGTTAAGCGAAGTGTCCTTCATCACTGTAAGATTCGAGTTCAGCGAAGCATCGCCTTGTACGAACAGTCTTTTGTTTAGCGAAGTGTCCAGCATCACTGTGAGATTCGAGTTCAGGGATGCGTCGCCTCTTACAAAGAGCCGCTTGTTTAAGGAGGTGTCCAGCATCACGGTGAGATTCGAGTTCAGAGATGCGTCGCCTTTTACGAACAAGCGCTTGTTTAAGGAGGTGTCCAGCATCACGGTGAGATTCGAGTTTAGAGATGCGTCGCCTTGCACGAACAAACGTTGGTTGAGCGAAGTGTCCTTCATGACGGTGAGATTCGCGTTGAGCGACGTGTCTTGTTGCACAAAGAGCCGCTGATTGAGCGACGTATCTTTTAAAACCATAAGATTTCCATTCAACGACGAGTCCCCAATTATGAACAGCCTTTGGTGTCCGGTGATGTCCAACGTCACATCCAAGTTTGCCTTCACATTCGTGTTGCCACCGACTGCCGTGTTTCCGAGATTAATCTCTTTTGCAACCGTTGGCAATATATTGAATACTTCATTGGTCTTGGTAAGGATTTGCCCCGCATCGTTGATTTGCAAGTCGCCAGACACCACTATGTTGCCCGATGCCTCAATCACATTATTGTTCGGCCGATTCAGCCAATAGGGTGCGTATACATTGAATACTGTCGATTGTCTCGGATCCCCCGTTTTACCCACTAATACAAAGTCATTGGGTGTGAGGATGTTAACATTCGTGTAACTGAGTCCGCTTACGAGGATCGCGTTGCCCATCGCGTCCAACATTGAGTTAGTGACGGTCGTCCACGTCGCATATCCATCTATCGAGTACATAATCAATCCACTGTCACCCACTGCTATCGCGCGCAACTCATCCAGGATTTGCACCGACTGCAGATTTCCTGCAAAGGAAACTGTGCTCCAGGTCGCCGTAAAATTTGGTGAGCCCGTGAATACCAAGTTGTGCGTATAGTAAATCACATTCGTTCCCACCGCCACCACGTGGCTTGTGTTGTAAACTTTGACAGCATTGAAGGAAGCATCCGTTCCTACTATCGTTGATCCAAACGTGTTTGTCGTTGTTCGGTACGGCACGATGCCGCCCGATCCTACTATTACAACATCGTCACCAGTTCCGTGAATCGCCTTTACCCGTTGCAGTCCCGTGCTTATAAACGACGCGGTGCTAATGTTGTTGAATGTCGTGCTATTCAGTATTCTCCCGTTCCCGATTCCAGTCGCGTTATTCACTCCAATTATCAGCCGATTCGACGGCGTTGTTATGTACAACGCTGTTGCCTCGATATTATAGTTGTTCGGGTTATTGTACGTAATTGTCGCCCACGTTTGTCCTCCATTTGTCGAGTTGAAAAAGTATCCACTATCTCCCGCTACATAAATGTTGGTCGCACTTTGCATAAAGATGGCGTTGAAATAGTGCGGCGTATTTTCCAAACTGTTGGGATTCGGATTGCCGGCCAGGTCTACAAGTTGTCGTTTCGACCAAGTGTAGCCCCCATCGGTCGTTGTCGCAAAGTACTGCGTGTACAGCGAAGTCGCCGAACTGGTGCCGCCAAAGGCGAAGCCCACCGTGTTTCCGTAAAACTCGGTTTTTATAATCTCAAACGATGCATCCAGCGTCTTCAGTAATTCTTCGTGCGTTACTTTGATAGGTCCGTTGATGTCCATTGCATACCGATTCGTTCCCTCCGCGGTTGTCGAGACCGTATACTTGTTGATAGCGATCGACGTTTTTAAATTTGTCGTCAAGTTGCCCGAGATCACGTTGAGTGCCTGATACTGAGTGTCGCTTGCATCCGTGAGCGCGATCGTGCCCATGATCCGGTTATTGGCGAAATAGCCGCCGCCGATTGCCAACCCTGTACCGCTGTCTGTCGCCATGCGCAAAAACACGTTGGATGAGTTGTCGCCCGCCACAAAGTATGCCGCAGTGCCTGTCTTGAAGTTTGGTTCGTTGTTGTATATTTCGGGGAAATAGGGTTTTGTTGCCGCGTCCGCGTAAACTGTCATCCGTTCATCTCCTTGAAACGTTTTGTTCAAATCCTGCGAGAACAGGGTGCGTGGTCGGATCTTTAAAGAGTTCGACACATCGATCGTGAAATTGCCGCCCGCCTCATACAACAGCTGCGCGTCCGGTTCGTTGCCCGGGTTGAGCGACCCGTCTACATAGAAATCAATATTCGCTCGCGACGGCTCTACATTCACCACGATGGCGTCGTGCGTCGCATTTTGCGCAATCACGTTTTTATTTGTGGATGCTGACGACTGTATATACAAACTCTGAACCAGATCGCTCGATATGTCTACGGTTGCGTCGGGTGTATATGTATTAAAGCCGAACCGCCCGTCCTCTCCATGCAGCAGTGTGTTGCCACTTGGGTCCAGGTAAACATCATTTCCAACAAATAAGCTATTATCAACCGTCAAGTTTCCTACAATCCGGGTGTCCAAGACGCCGAGTGATCCCAAAATGTTGATATTTCCACAAGTAATTGTGCCAACTACGTTTAAATCTCGATTAAAGTTGACGTCGTCGCGCGCCCTCATACCGCCGCAAACATCCCAGTCGCCAACATAGATATTTCTTAACGTGAACTGATCTGTCACAATGGTACTTACACTTAAATTGTTAAATTTCTCTAATTTATTGGTTCCTCCGTATTTTTTCCATGTTGACATTATTGATTCTGTTTTATTATATATACATATAAGAAAACCGATTTCTTACGACTTTGTGTGCGCGCGCATTGTGTGTTGTGCTGTCATACCAACTAAAAAAACCAACCCGTCGACGCTTTCTTCTTCTTTTGCGTTTTGTTTGCACCTCGTCTTACGCTTCGGTTTGCGCTCCGGCTTGCACTTCCGCTTGCGCCTTTGCTTTTTCCATTACCTAAAAATGCGCGGATTTGCGCCTCCTGCTTCAAAATCGTCTCATCAATCACCTTTTGATAAAAGTTGCGGAACTCATGTTTGCGCCGCTTCATCTCGTCCAGCGAAAACCATTTGATCTCGATTTTCTCAAACAACTTGGTGTTGTTCAAATACTTTTTGCTCATCCGTTGCCACAAAAATCGGTGACTGTCGTTGTATATTTTTTCCAAGTCTTCGTTATATTTCAGCTTGAACAAGTGGATGTGATATGTCTCAAACTGCATTTTGTATACTCCGCCCGCTTTCTTAATCATCCGTTCGATCTGCTTTCCGTCTCCCAAAAATCCCGTCAACTCTTCGCCGCCCTCTCGTAACGCCGTCTCGTAGATAGACTCTCCTTTGTCGACGCCGCCGCCGAAATCAGACCATCCCGGGGTGTCCGCCAGACTGTTTTCTCTGCCAAATAAAAAGTAGAGCTGTCCTTTGTAAAAACATGCTGGCAATATACTTGATCCGACCATTTTTTTATTTATACCATAGGTGTTGATATAATATACAAAAAAAAAGAACCCTTCGGTAAAAAAAAACCCTTTTCCGGTTCCCTTTTCCCCGACAACCCTACAAAACAAAAAATATTTTTTTCTCAAAAAAAGGAGGGGTTCAATCAGCCTGTCGGGCTTTTTGCTTCGCTTAGCCCTTGGGGATATGCCGTCGGCTTCGCCTTATCGTAGTTCCCCTGCTTAATCGTGCACCAATCGCAGACAGATCGAAAACTCCACTTGCAAAGGCCGCCCCGCGTCATCCAACAATTGCATTTGTATCCGCTGGATATTCACCTTTTCTAAATATTTGCGCACTTCAGACACCAACATCCCATTCTCTCTGTTCGCACACACCATCGTTCCAAACTCCTGCGTCGGCAAGCAGATCTTTGCTATAACATTTTTTTGGGGATTTGTCGATGACGATACAAACGCATTTGCGTTGCCTTGCGAAAACTCGTTCAGCACGAGCAACAAGTACCGCGGGTTTCGCAAACTGAGGAGGCTCTCCGAATACAAACCACTTGTCGTCAAATTGTATGAATTGTCGCGGAAACCTAAAGACCAACCCAGATTGTTTTTACTGTTCAAGTCGTTCGTGTTTCCCTGCAAATCCACGTTTGTCGCGATTGAGTATGAGTTCGTCTGCGACTTGAAATACGACTTGTTGTTGACTACGCTGTAAGAAATGTCCGACGCTAAACTGAGCGCCACAAGTTGCGTATTGATCTCGGTTGCCAATGCCGCCGTCGTTGGATAGTAGTTCGGCGTGATTGTCAGCATCTTGGTTTGTCCAGCCCCCGTCTTTATTCTTAAATAATTGTTTCCATCGTTCGAGCACTCCGTTGTGTCTCCCATGAAATTATAAAACATAAAGGGGAAATCGACAGAGACCACCTCGATGCTGCGCACCTCCGTCAGTCGATCCGATAAAACGATGGTCGATGTGGTTGTTGTCGCGGTCTTGCTGTCCAAATTTACGATTTTTTCTTTCAATGTTTTGCTCACGTTTTTCATTATCATGTGGCTTCCATGCTGTTCCACTCGCGGTTCCAATACGTCGTTGTAGTAGCTTGACATTCTTCTTTGGTTTTAATTTATATTATTACGATACAAAAGAAACGCATTAGCATTTTTTGCAGGAGTTTTTTTGTTGTGTTTGGGGCTGTTGCAGTTGCTGCGTCGGCGGTTGAATTTTTGTGACCAACCCTTGTTTCGTTTTACTAAATACTAATGGCATTTATTATATATATCTTTATACAAATGGCAACCAATCATTTCGATACAATTATCGTCGGCGCCGGCATGGCCGGCTTGTATGCTGCTTATCTGCACCTAAGCACACTCAAAAGGCCCCCGTCGGGGGCTGTTATGAGTAAGCAAAGTGCTGCTGATTGCGCATTGCGCAATTGTGTGTGTCCTTCATCATCTTTCCTCGTTTTAGAAAAACAAAAGTCTCTCGGCGGAAGAGCCGGCAATGACACTTTCTTCGGCGCTCAAGTTGTTACCGGCGCTGGCATCGGACGCAAGTCCAAAGATAAGTTGTTGTATCGCTTACTCCGAGATTTGGGTGTTGGCACCACCGAGTTTATGGTTCGGCCTCATTATTCGCCCATCATTCTTAAAAACGACATTAAGCAGACCATGGAACTTTTGCGCAAAGAATATGTCAAGCGTCAGCAGCTGCAGCAGCCGCACCAGCAGCCCCCTGCATCCACTTTCAAACAGTTCGCCACTTCCGTTCTCGGCAAGTCCGATTACGACAATTTTGTTGTGAGTTCCGGCTACTCTGACTACGAAAACGAGGACGCTCACGAAACTCTTTTCTTCTACGGCATGGAGGACAACGCCTGCTGCTGGAAAGCCTTCACCGTCCCTTGGCACGATCTCGTCACCAAATTGTATGAAACCATCGGCCCCCAACATTTCAAACTCGGGTGCGGCGTCGCTTCGCTCCGGCGGACTGAAACCGGATTTTTGATTAAGACAGATACCAGTCTCTCCTTCACCTGCAATCAATGTATTCTTGCCACCGCCATCGACACCGTCCAAAAGTTATTACCCAAGATGCCTATTTATAAACACGTTCGCGGCCAACCTTTCCTCCGCGTTTATGCCAAGTTCGACAAAGCCTCGATCCCTTTGATGAAGGAGGCCGTCCCCAGTTTCACCGTCGTGCCTCCGCCCCTACAACACGTGATTCCCATGAATGCCGATCTCGGTGTCTACATGATTGCTTATTGCGACAACAAGAACGCCACTTCGCTCCCGCAAAATAATACAAAGGAAGTGCGCGACATGTATGTTGCTCTCCTTGAAAAATTCTTTGGCATTTCGGGGCTGCATATTGTGGCCATTAAAAACTACTTTTGGCAAATCGGCACCCATTATTATGCACCATTGGCTGCCAATAAACGTCCGGATTTTCTGAGACAGATCCAACATCCGGATACCGGACTTTTTGTCGTCGGCGAAGCCGTGAGTCGGAACCAGGGCTGGGTCGAAGGTGCCCTCGAAAGCGTTTTGAGTATAAGGTTGTCATAAAAAAAAAAGTTGGACCTTCGTCTTAAATGGTTTTTCACGAATGCAAACAATGTTTCACCAAGTTTAAAAACAAAGGTCAGTTCGATGAACACATTATTTGCTGCGAGTTTATGCGCAATCGCGCCGTCGAAATCAACAACAAAGCCGCCTTCATCAATGATCCCGTCCCGAGTAACCGCATGTTGTATGAGAGCATCAAGAACTGTATGTCGCGCATACAGCATTTGGAGACTGAAAACGAATTTTTGAAAACATTCGCCCGGCGCGAGCGCCAGAAAATCAACATGATTGACTATTTGAAAATGCGCTATCCCGTCTTGACTATGGATTTTACCGCCATGGTCGCCGCCTTGAAGGACATCCAGCAAAAACATTTGGAAGCTGTCTTTGGCGGCAATATCGTCGACGGAGTGTGCGCCCTCGTTGCCGATCTGATCGATGCTAATAAAGATCACTTCCCCATTTGCGCATTTTCACACAAGTCCCACACTTTATACGTATACGACCGCGGTCTCTGGTCCGAAATGCCATTGTCCGATATAAACAATTTATTCGATTTGTTGTCGAACCGCTTCTTTCCCGCGTATACCAAGTGGGAACAGCGTCGCAATGAGTTTATTGTTGAAACCGAAGAGGTGAAGATGCAGAAGATGGATTTTATGCGGAAGATTAACGGCCACTATATGAACGAAGAAGTCAAGTACCAGAAGTTTCGGTCGTTCTTGTTCAATAAGCTCAAGCAAAACGTCAAGAGTATTGTCGAGTATGAGTTTGTCTAAAGGGAACGTAGTTCCCTTTTAATCCCTCCTTTTTTTTGGCGTGCTTTTTGGTGGGGGTTCTTGGCGAGGGGGTTCTTGGTGTGTTTTTTTGTGGGGTTGGGGGTTTTTTATTTTATATTTTGTTTGTTTTGTTTTTGTGTCTACTCGACGTCACGGTTGGCGAATTTATATGTTTTTTTTATAATTATTAATTATAAACAAAAAAAAAATATGGAAAAATGCAAAACAAAACTTGTGCCAAAACTGGTTGATAAACAAATGAAGTTTACACGAAAAATTGTTGATAATATGTTAAAGAAACGTATTGCGAATTTAGAAAAAGAGTACAGCAAAGAACCGCGTGCCGACTTGGAAAAAGAAATAAAAAATCTAAAGAAAAAAATGAAGACCAAGAAGGAGGACCCAAAGGTTTACAAGTCGTTAATCAAAAGTTTGACAGACGCTTATTGCAACCCCGGTTGCAAAGGAACTATTTTCCAAGAGGGCGATTTTAATGTTGAGAGCTATGTGAAAGATACTATTTGCAAAAAAAAAGACAAAACTCGTGATTGCAAAAATATGGTTAAATTTATTAAAAAATCTCGCAAAACAATTGTTAAGGATAGAAAGCGCATTTTAGACGACGACAGTTTTTATTATGCGTTTGTAAATAAGACCAAAAAGGCCCAGCTCATTAAAGACGGCGCGGTGTCCGGATGTGCTGTGATGAGTCTTGTGTAGTGGGTCCTATGGACCCGGTGGACCAAGTGGGTCCTGTGGCCCCCGTTGGTTTAAAATCGAGATCGCTTTCCCACTCAATAGTTACGCCCCAATCTTTACTAAAGGATGACGACCAATGGGGCTCGGCTTCTTTCTCGTCATGTTCTTTATTTATAGTATTCGAGAATATCTTGACCGGCTTCTTTGAGGAACAGTTTCGAAATATCTCGATAAGTGTTTCGCAGGATACTTTCTTATCATCCACGCGAGTACACGTCTTGAAGGTCGACGTTGAGTAAGCACAGTTCGCGTTACCTGCGATCTGTTTGTCCCTAAAAAGTGGATTATTTATTGATTATTATATTTCAGAGAGAGAAGAGAAGAGAAGATAGATCGGGAATTACTTACTTTTTTATAATTTCGTCGTGGTTTTCGTCGGCGGCGGCGTTTATATTCATTTTTTTTTATTGGCTTTGGATTAATTTATGATTTTAATTTGTATGGGTTCATAAAAATATTATGAGCAAAGATGGTTTGGTCATTAGAGAGACCTCGGATAAAAATATTGTGATTGAGTCGAGTGGCAAGCGTTGTCGGGGGGCTCGCTTTGCGATTTTTGATGTCGACTGGACACTAATCAAGCCCAAAGAGGGCCGCAAATTCCCTCAGAATGTGGACGACTGGCAATGGTTAAGAAAATCCGTTCCCGAAACTGTGCGGAAGTTTTTTGTCGACGGGTTTGAAATCATTTTTTTAACCGATCAGTCGAAGCCTTGGAAGGTTACTATGATTGAGAATGTTATCTCAGTCTTGGCTGTTGATGTGACTTGTCTGATTGCCATGAACAAAGCGTTTCACAAACCGAATCCCGCTTTTTTTTTGGAAACCTTTTCTAATGGTACCTTTGATCGCGGCTCCAGTTTTTTTGTCGGCGACGCTGCCGGAAGGGAGGGCGATTGGTCCCGAAATGATATTGATGTTGCCGCTCGGATCGGTGTCAAGTTTTATACGCCCGAAGAGGTTTTTCCGTTGTTTAAGGGAGAAGAACCGGTCTTTGTACCACATGAAGATGGTAAGCAAGAGGTTTTGATTATGGTGGGTTATCCCGCATCTGGCAAGTCAACTGTGGCGAGAGAAATGCAAGAAAAGTATGGCTACGCCCATATTGACGGCGATGTTTTCAAGACTGCGCCGAAAATGGTGAAAGAGGCCGAAAAATATGTGGGGACCCCCAATTCTGTGATTTTTGATGCCACCAATGGAACAAAGGAGCGGCGCAAATTATATATTGACTTTGCGAAAAAGCATAATTTGAAAGTGCGGTGCTTGTGGAAAACCACTCCGATTGATTTGTCCATGGAGCAAAATCGCGAGCGACAAAAACAGGGCGGTCCCAAAGTACCGGATGTGGTGTTTTATACGTATAGAAAGAGATTTGAAGAACCGTCTGGTTCGGAGGAGGGGTGTGTTGTTGAAAAAATTTAAAACAAATAGTTTTTTCATAAATAAAATTCGTATGTTATCTCTTGGAGCCCTTAATAAAGTTAATGGAGAGTATGTTTATCCCAAAATTGCGAATAAAAAAGATGCATATATTTGTCCGGAATGCAATAAAGATTTGATTTTGTGTCAAGGTACAAAAAGAGTTCATCATTTCAGACATAAGGTTGATTGTATTGATCCTTGCCGCCATTATAGCCATCCCACTGAAACACAAATCCACAAAGATGCAAAATTATTGTTGAAAAATTTGTTGGAAAGAAAAATTCCGGTTTCGTTTATTCGAAATTGTGATTGCTGTAAAAAGAATGAAGAGTTTGAAATTCCTGAAATAAGTGAGGGGTCAAATATACAACTTGAGTATAGGTTTCAGCATAATGGTGTGAAAGTTGCGGATGTTGCATATCTTGAGGATGGCGAGATTTTTTGTATATTCGAAATATGCAATACACATAAAACGTGCAGTGAAAATAGACCGGAACCGTGGTTTGAAATTGATGCATTAACATTGATAAAATTGGCAAACGACAATGGTTTGGTTTCGTTACAAATACCTTGTATAAGGCATGAAAAATGCGAGGCATGCATTGAAAGAGAAAATAAAAATCTTAAACATTATAATATTGAAAAATATGTTCGTGTCAAGTTAGGACAAAAGATATTTCCGACACCAATTCCAAAAGTTTGTACAACAAAAAAACTGCCACTTACATGTGAAGATGGAACAATTTTTTATGCGAACTGCAAGTCTTGTGATAATTGTATATATAATAGTGAATGGTATGATAAAGTATGGAAACGTGAAGGACATTTAAGAATTCAGTTTGATGCCAGAAAAGATATTGAAAATAATAAAAAAATTCTTGATTTGTTTGATGAAGATTTTATAAATAAAAAAATTGTAATTCATTCTCATAAGGGTAATGCAAAAGCTTATATAATTTCTAAGCTCGGTTGCAATAAGTATGATAACAATTGGATATTCGGGGGTAAAAAATATGATAATTATTGGGATGTGCGTTGGTTTTACGACGATTGCGATGGCCGTCGTCTCCAATTTCCATGTGAAAAAATAATTGATATTACTGCTATGTCAACTATTGATATTATTATTAGATTAATTAAATATTGTAACATACGTGAATTATTTTATATGCACAATTTGAGTAAAACATTTTTATTAAAACACTAATCAAATAATTGTTTTTTTTTATCGTTTCATATGTATAATGTTTTTTTATACATATTAAAAAGTTTTACAACTAAGTTATTATCAATTGGTTCCGGCTATCTCAAATGACTTTTTTTGCATTTTTTCCCATATTCTGGCATACAGTTTGATTTTATCTTGATGGTATAACAAATCATCCAATTTTATATTTTTTTGCCATTTTTTATTCATATATATTTTTCCTGTTGCCGGTGAATATTTTATATACTCATTTTTATCTGGAAGTTTTATTTTATATATATTTGAACCTGTTGTATATTGCGTAGTATAATCAATTTGATTTTCTATAAATTCACATTCTAAGAATAATTCACTTGGTATGTATTTTCTAAACGAAAAATTATAACCATAAACAGCTTTACATAAGACTCCATTTTTATCTAATTTATCAAATAGTGCTATAATTGAATTATTATCTCTTTTTTCAATAATCGTAGTTAATTCGTTAATCAGATTTGTTGATTTTATACAACATTCAATCGTATTAAATTTATAAGAATCATTATACCAATCTATCAAATCCCTCCATATCAACTTGTACACTTTATTACAATATTCAAATTCTTTTTTTGAATGTATAATAATTGTTTCTTTTGTAAAATTATGGATTATTGTAAAATATTCATCATTATTATTACTATACTTCATACTGTTTTTTATAAATTCAATTTCAATTTCGTCTTGAATATTTTTTATAGATTTACTAATTGTATATAATCTTTCGTCGCCGTCGTAGCTACGTCCCCAATCATCTTGATCATGAAAATCATTAGATTTTTTCTTCTCTTCCTCATATTCATTTTGTAATTTTTTTAATTTCATTTCATTTCTGTTTTTTACTTCTAAAATTAATTCATTCTTCTTTTTCTCGATACAATCCTCGCATTTTTCACATCTTATACATGGTATTTGTAATGTAGTTAAAATATTATCATTTGCTATTTTTATTAGTGTTTCTGCGTGAATTTCAAACCATGGTTCTGGTCTGTTTTGGCTACAAGTTTTATGGGTGTTACATATTTCAAATATACACACCAACTCGCCATTATCAATATATGCTACGTCTGCTATTTTCACTCCATTATATTCAAATCTATATTCCAATTGAATTGCCGAAGTTTCAGTCATTTCAGGAATTTCATATATATCATTTTTTCTACAGCAACTACAGTTTCGAATCAATGAAATTTGAACCTTTCTTTCTAAAATAGTTTTTATCAAGTATTTTGCGTCTTTATGAATTTGACTTTCGGTTGGTTTGCTATAATGATTACAAGGATTGATATTATCTACTGTATGTCTAAAATGATGAACCCGGATATCACCTTGACATAAAATTAGGTCTTTATTACATTCATAGCATATATATTCATCCGTTTTATTTGCTATTTTTGGATAAACATATTCACCAGTAAGTTTATTGATTGCTCCGAGAGATAACATATGCCGTTATTTATGATGTTTGTTGTATTACTATAGCACAATATGGTTTTATGTAATTTTCATTATACTATTGGAAAAATTTGTAAACTTGTTGGGTGACCAGGTGACCAGTGACCACCTGTTTTTCGGTTCTCATGGATATTGAATAAAAAAAGTGCAAAGTGCTTTTTTTTGTGCACTTTTGCACTTTTTTTTCACTTTTTTTCAATTGAACTGAAAATGGGTGGTCACTGGTCACTGGTCACCTATAAAAAAAAATTAGTATAACTTTTTGCCTTTGAGGCGGCCCCCCAAAAAAGTGGGCCTCTCCTCCTCCCCCTTTCTCATGTTTTGCAAGTGATTGAAAAGTGTTTGTAAGTGATTGAAAATGCGTGTTTGTGATTGTATGTGATTGTTTGTGTTTTTATGTTTTTGATTTTTTAACACTGGTTATGGAGTGGTTTTACAAATTTAATTTTCAAAATGAAAGAAAAAATCACTTAATCACATAAAGTCGACCTTTTTTGCCAATTATTGAAGAAAAAAACAAAAAAAATAAATTATTTTATTTATTTTTTTCAAAAAAAAACAGTTTCAGGGGTATTGCGTGTTTTTACGTGATTCTCGTGATTAAGTGATTAAAACTGATTTTAAAATGTACTGAATATTATCCGACCTGAAAATTTCGAAATCGAGTTTACGTAACAAACCCATAATTTTCCTATCAGATCCGTCTATTCGTTTTATCATTGTTTGATAATATTTTGGGGTCACCGGGTTGTGAACTATAAAAAAGTAATCGATTCCAACACCTTTTTTGATCTCACTTTTGGGGTGATTTTCTA